TGCCAGCATGACGACAAACGCACAAAGGCAATTCTGGGTACAGAAGAACCCAGAGCAAGAGTGGCAGACGCTCAAAGTTTCTCATCCTGACTATGCGGATGCGGTGCGTATCGTGGCGAACACGTTCAAAGAGCAAACATTCGGAGGTGAGGTTTACATGCCAGCTCCGATGCAGATGAAAGAGCCTGAGAATGGCGAGGATTTGAAGAACACAGCAAGCGCCACGTTTCCACGCGCAGTGATTGGCGATGCGGTTACTAGGCTGTGGCGTCAAGTGTCAGACTCGGGTCGATTGAAGCCGTTCAGCGCGACAATCTGCACATGGCGCGATAGTGATCGCAATTTGCCACAGAAGCAGTACGACCTTTATATTGATGAGTCTGGTATTTCGATGAACCAGGAGTCTGTGACGTTGACGCTATCAGACGACAACCCGATGATTCGTCCGGTGGCAATCGTCTATGACGTTGAGGTGTTCACTGGATTGCAGTTGCAGCAGGCGTAAAGAAGGGGCCGATGGCCCCTATTTTGAGAATTTTTTGCAGAAAAAATCTTTTGCTTTTGATAATTCAACCTCTGGGTATGCGCAGTTTTCATACGAAGAGATCTTTTTTACCATCTCACAATCTGACAGCTTGTGCCACACACTCCAAAGATTAACCATGTCAGAAACTGATTCCATTGCGGTACTGTTCATTTCGCTCTCCTAGTTAGTTGACGCATTCAAGATACCAGCGACGCACAATACCTGTCAACTAAGTTAATGCGTTATCATACCAAAAACACGCAATCGAGATTTCACATGGATTTAGACGAGTTCACTACGCGCATCATGGAGACGCCTTGGGTGGAAGGGTGCGCCACATTCTCCGGCGCAGACTGCTGGGGCGTCGTGGTGCTTTACTATCGGCACGTTCACGGCATTGAGCTGGAGAATGACCACCACGAGGCGCACGTTGGTCACATAGAAACCGGCATCGCCGAACAGTTAGCAACCGGCGATTGGGTCGAGACATTTTCGCCAGACGAGGATGGCGTGGTGTTCATGGCATACGTTGGCGATTCTCCGCGACACTGCGGCGTTATCTCTAACGGTCGAGTCTTGCATTCGGCTGGAGGTAGGGAGCGCAAGCTAGCCTTCTGTAGGCGTGATAGAATTGAATCCATGCAAAGAATGTATCGCGATATGCGATTCTTCATTCATCGGGAGCTTTTAAAATGATTCTGGTCTGTCACGACCCAGCGATGGCGTCATTCGAGCGCCACAAAATCGACCATGCAAAAACGTGGGGCGATAACCTATTCGCGCTGTTTCCATCTGGCCTTGATGCTCGCGATTGGGAGTTGATGCTTAACGACAAGGTGATCGCCACGGATGCGCTGAACCTTGACGCATTCCCGCTGCCATGCGACCGACTTATCATGCGGAATAGGCCGCTTGGACTTGAGGTTGGGACAATTATAGCGCTAGTTGCGGCCGCCGTATCAGTTGCCGCAACATTCCTCTTGCAACCATCATTTGGATACGACGAGACAAGCAGCAAAAGCTCCAACAACTCATTCAGCGGCCAGACAAACGCACCTCGCGCATATCAGGCGCAACCTGACATCTTTGGTCGGGTGCGGGCATATCCTGACATAGTTTCGCCAGCAGTTGTTGAATACGTAAACAACGACCGCACATTAAAGCACTATTTCTGGATTACTCGCGGCTCGGCCGAGGTTTCAGATGTGCGCTATGCTGACACCGACATCGGAGACTACACCAACAGCCAGCACTTCGTTTATGACAACGTGCCAATACCCACTGTTATCGAGCAGTTCGCAAACGCCGCCGTTGATAACAACATCATCGTTGGTGTCAATGAGGGCATAGGAACTGGCATATCTTTCACGGAGCCAGTGATAGTTGGTGAGATAGATAGCGGTGGAGATATAGATTTCACTGTAAGCGAAACTGCGAACGTTATTGCTCTGTATAATGATTTTGTCTCAGGAAACACAAACACAAAAATAACATACAAATATACAAACCCATTCGGTGGCTCATCGACTGTAGATACCACTGGCCAAATAGTTTCAATAACGGCTATACCTCCAGTTCTACCAGACACCATAAACAAGTACCAGTTTATCGTAAGCACTGGCGGTACAGGCCCCTTCTTCGGCGCAACTCTTACTGGTGATGTATCCATGGAGACATTGGAGAGAATAACAGTAGGCCCGTTCACCATGCCTGTCGATGCTGAGCAAATTTGGTACAACGTTACGTTTGTTAGGGGGCTAAAGGGATCTGCTGAATTCAAGGCTGAATGGTGGGCCATAGACTCTCTTGGAGATGAGATTTCAGGATCTCGCCAAGATGAGACATTCACATACTCAGGAGACTCTGCCGACCAGAAGTATTTCACAAGAAAGGTTACTCCTGCATACGGTTACGCAAGGTACAGATTCCAAATCCAGCGCACTAACGAATCTGACGCTGAAAATTACCTTGACCAAGCCACACTGGAATCGCTGTTCTCGGTGCGCATCAAAAATAACGTTCTGTACCAAATCAACGGCATTGGTGGCACGGCGATTGTTGTTGAGTCAACCGCGACCGACACCAGCACCAGTAGTGGCCAGTTGAAGTTTAACTGCATTGCCGAGCGCAAGGTAATTACCGTAAATGCCAATGGCACGATAAACAACACGCTGACAAAGAGCCGTAGGATTTGCGACAGCGTAGCGCATCACATGATTATAGATGGCAGTGTGTCGCCGTCCAAGATTGACTTGAATGGCCTAGTTGATATCCAAAACTCAATAACTCCGGCTAGTTTCGGGTATTTCGATTACACGTTCGACGATGCCAACGTGCCGCTAGGCGACCGCATCACAACAATGTGCGATGTTGGTCGCATTCTGGTTAACCGCGAAGGCTCTAAATACGTGTTCGTGCGCGATGAACAACAGAGTGCGCCGGTTGCCGTATTTGACCGCCGAACAACATCGGGAGCTGAATACAATCTAACAATCAGCCCCACAAACACGGACGGCAAAGACTGCGTTCAGGTTGAGTGGGTTGACGTAGACGACACCAACACCAAGAAATACATCAACGTAAGCTGGGATTCGACGCTAAACAAGCCTAAGCACGGTTACGGCATCAATGCTCGCAAGGTCACACTCAACGGTTGCTCCAATTACGAGCAGGCGCTAGACCGCGCAGAGCTTGAGATGCGCAAGATTGTGTATCAGCGCGAATACGTGACTGACACCGCACTTAATGACGCTGAATATACGTGGCGAGGTGACAGGGTGCGCTGGATTGACGTGGCAGACGTTGGCGTATCGAGCGGCGAGGTTGTTGGATACGATTCAGTAAATGGCATCTATTACACCAGCGAAGAGTGCGATTTCAGTGACGAAGCGGCGCAATACAAGGTCGCCATAACCGACCAGTACGGATATGCGTCAGCTTTTGTGGCAGCAGCCGCTGTTTCAGGGAAATCAAAGGCATTTCAGGCCAGTGCTGGCGCTCCAATTATTGCAGATGGAATAACCACGCAACTAGGTAGCCGCTTCCTTCTGGTAAAATCAACAGAGGTAGATAAGCACGACTTCATTTTGGCAAGCAAACGGCCAAATGGTGACGGCACATTCTCTATTGAGCTGGTACAATACGATTCACGCATTTACGAAAGGACATTAACCTCATGACACAGCGCGTTGTAAATTACACATATGTCACAGGCAATCCGGTGCTTCCTAATGGGTCTGTCGATGTCCGTGATGGCATCGACAACCTTCAGTCTTTCGATGTTTTCATGAACGCAGATGAGGATACGTACAACCAGAGAAATGGTAATGTGGTGCAAACAGTATCAGGTGCTATTAAAAGCATAGGATTTAAACCTGGTAGCGGTGATTTTTCAACTGGATTTACTGTAAATCCTGGTCAGCGTGACTATGCGTGGTACGACCATTCAAGCCACAATTGGTACTCCTATCTTGGAGCCATACCATCTGGCGGCTATGTAGTAGTCTCAGGGGCTAATCCGGTAGGTGACTACACATGGAAACCTGTGACAGATGAATTATTAAGGGAAGATCTAGCGTCTAAAAACGGGATAGAAATGATAGGTGGAGATCTTTACTCATACGGGGCTGATAAAACCGGGTCATTACCGTGTGACGCCAGTCTTGAAGCTATGCTTGCAGATGGGGTTTTTATTGTAACATCTGGCACATACTTAATAAGCGCCCCGCACACAATAGACGTCTCGTTAATGGACAAGATAAGCATAGGGCCAAATGTTGAGTTTTTAATAAGAACAAATATCAACGGGTTGAGTTTTAAAAACGTACTAACTGATGTCATCGGTAACAATATGCGTATCACCGTTGACATACCTGGCGGCGGGTACAGTGGTATCGCCCTAGAGCTCCGCGGCACAAAATACTTTGCCCCACCATCTGGACTGGGCCGGTTAACAAACAAAACACAGTTTGGGCCGTTTTATGTATTCAACAAGCAGGGGGCCTCAAAACAGGAGGTTGCTACAGCACCTGTGATGGATGAGGGGTACGGATTCTCCATAGACTGCAACTCCAGCGATGAGGAGATACTGATATGGAATAGTGTCAAGGTATCGTCAACAGGATTCACTACGGCACACTCCATCTCAGTGGGCACTAACCCTCTTAACTTTATTTCATCCCTAGACCTGGATTTAGTTGCTTGGTTTAGTACATACCACTTTAGAGATTCCAGCCAGTCTGTTGCAGGAGGTAATGTGGCTGCTGGGATTGGTGATGTGCGCGTTAGGCTACAATCTCAGCCGCACCCCCAAATGGTAAAGGTGGTGCATATGGAGCACGTACCGGGGTATATGAGCGGGTGCCGGTTCGACCTCAGCATTTGGGACGCCAACGTATTCGGGTATCGAGCTGGAGTTGTTGACGCCTCCATCACTAATGAATACTCTAACACTCTGGAACGGTACTCTTACCCACTTACGAGGGCTCTTAATACTGTTGATGGGAGCCTGTTCCCTGTTGTAAACTACTACAGTTCTATTCAGGAATCTGATGTCATTGTTAGCTCAAACTCTGAGTTAGCTAAATACTTATATCTATCTACAGTTACACCAGCTATGTCTGTTATTGACGCATGTAATGCAGTTAAAACATGGTGTAATGAAAATAATGTAAGGCATGCGTTAGAATTTCGCATAACTCTTGTTGAGACGACTCCTGATATAAAAAATATATTTATGCCTTGGTTGACTCAAATAGGTGACGACAATGGATTTTTGACGTTTAAAACTTCGTACTATAATGGAATCGTTAACTATATATCGGTTGTGTACGAACTTGATAGAATTGCCACTGGAGGTAGAGAAGAGGTTCACGATATATCTTGGAGTAACGAATCAAACTCTGTATCTCATAAATTAGTCAGGTACGCATATGGTACAACATCTGAAATCAAAGCCAAATCATCAATAATGACGAAAGGTTTCTCGTCGTATGACACATCGCTTAACATCCCGGTATGGTTTAATGGGTCAGCGGCGTTTCTTAAGGCTGATGGAGGTGTAGCCTACACTGTATAAAATACTTATTAAAAGCCCCTCAATCGAGGGGCTTTCCTTTATACAGCCATCCAGCAATCGCCTTTGCAGCCGTCGCGCCATAAGCAACGCAACAGAACCCACCTTGCCGCTCGCGTGATAGCAGGAAGTCAACCTGCTCTTTACTGATGCTTGAGTCGCGCTTTCTGCTACGCTTGAGCTCTATTAGTGCGAATGGGTGTCCTTGTAGTGTGTGATGCAGTATGGCGTAGTCTGACACCCCAGAGCGCACACCTGAGCGAGTTAGAGAGTCTCTGTGCTGTGGCGAGAATGCGCCCTCGTTTGCAACGTGGAACATTTGCAACTCTGGCATGTGGTGGTTAACGTATGCAGCGAAATCCCACCCTTCATACTTCTCTTTTCTGGAGAGTTGCTTGATCGCGTTTTCTTCTTCGCTCCATGCGCACAACACGCCGGATTTGTTGCGTTCGAGTTTTATCATGATTCACCTAGATTTAGGGCCGCTAGTGCGGCCCTGTTGTTACATTGCATTGAGTAGTGCGCGATATTGCAGGCCGATAGGCGCAAATGGAATATCGTCTGTGTAGTTTGGTGCCGTTAACTGATAGGGAACCGATATCAAGAATTGTGGCTGTTGCTCCAACTGCCACGGGAGCACCCCCAGTAAATGACGCGACATTCAAGGTAAGCTCACCGGTCGCCCCGTTGACATTAGTAACCAACCCAGTAACCGAGTTCGTGCCGTCAGTGATAATGATGTTGTTGTAAGGGCCACAGTTAATGGCACTACTTGGTGAAACATTAAGAATCCCAACTATGACAGTCCCAACAGCCAGAGGGATTACAGCAGTAGTCTTACCGATCTCCTGCGGATTGCCTTGTTGCAATACGCCGTTGGTAATTGCATTTCGAATACTGCCACCCACCAACACTAAGTTGCTGCGCTGGTGTTTTAGCCCGATATTATCGCCAAATGATGTGCAGTCGGTGAGGGTATATGTAGCGGTATTTGCGCCAATAATCATATATCCATAAGTTCCAGCAGGAGCGTCATAGCTTCTACAGGAAGTAAGGCCAATATTTAGCCCGGCATTCTCACGAATACGGAAATTGCCGGACCTGTTGCCTCTGGATATACAACCTATTGCCGCGCCATTATTGCCGCGCATATCGATGCCCATGCCACCACGGTTTAGGATATTACCGCCAATACCATTGTATTCGGACACGCAGTTAAACAGCACGTAGCCGTCCAGACCTGCCTTTATGTCAAACCCGTCATAATGACATCCCGTGACGCTGCAATATTCCCATATTAGGTTTTTTCTGTTCGGTAGGAATGAGCCAACGGTTGAGATGCCATAGCCATCGCAGTCCTTGACGATACAACGACTCAGATAAATACCGTCAACGTCCTCCATGCGGATGCCTGAGTTGTCACCATCGCCATTGCCTGTCAGAGTGCTGCCATTCTTTTGATTAGCTTTATTACCATCCCAATCACCACCAATGATGCCGATGTTTTTCAAGGTGCCACGTACAGACGTATCCCCGTAATCACCAAGCTGGATCATCGCCCCTTGGTTCACCGTGGGGCTGTCCTTCATTTTAATTTTTGCACCCATCGCCATGATGAAGGTATTTGAACTTTTAACCTTGATCGC